TTCCGATAATCCTCCTGTTGGATTCTTGTCAGATTTTCTAAGAGATAAAGATTTTCTGCGTGGAGACATGAACTACGAGTTAGTAGCTTAAATAAAATATATCATTAACTTGAGCTATTTGCTCATTTTTAATTGATCTGTTTTTTTCTTCTTTCCTTTTTTAGGAAACCCTGCTTGCATATTCTTATATGCCTTTTCGCTGATAGTACTATTCTTTTTAGACCTGCTAGTACCTGCCTTCTTTCTCTTGTTAATGTTGTAGTAAAGTCCTTTTTTAGCCATGATTAAACAACAGTAGAGTCTTCTAGTCTTTTATATACAGATAATGTATATGCTTCATCTGTTCCGTATCTAGGGTCGCCCATAGCAGCTTCTATTTCTTTACCTGTCTTAAATGGTGTTACTGCTTGTGGACTTCTACCATTAATAAGATTTGGTTCGTACCCTTCTGCTTGTCTCATCTGTGCTGCAAAACCTTCAACTGCAACCTTAATCATTGTTGGGTCTTGAGTATCTAGTATTTTATCAAATGCTTTAAGAGTTTCGTCTGGCACATTAGCCTGTGTCCACTCTCTTAACTTGTTATAGCCTTCATCTCCACCAACAACAGACTTAATATCATCTAATTGTGATTGTTGAATTTCATCTGTAACAGCAGCACCACCTCTAAGACCATTTAAGTAGGTTTCAATTATCTGTTTTGAAAACCCTGCCTGTTCTAGCTTTGTATAATCATCTGGTCTTATATCTCCTGTTTCCTCAAAAACATTTGTAATCTCTTTTGTGTCTATACCTGCTTCATTTAAAACAGATGCAAGACCTTCTCCATAGATTTCGTTAGGATTCCACTCTTCTTGAGTTGTTTCTTCTGTTCCTTCTGCTACTTCTTCTGTTTGTGTGTCTTGCACACCACCTAACTTACCTTCTAGTTCTTTGTAACTAGCAACCATATCTTCTACAGTTTTAAATTTACCTGCAATAAGACCTGATTCATCTCTAAGACCTTCAATGTCTTGTGCTGACATAGGAGGTGTCTCATTTACCTGTACTTGTGATGATGCCATAGTGGTTTTTTCTTTTAACTATAGTGAATTGTTGAGCCATGTCTAGTAACTCTGTCTCCTGACTTCTCAGGTACAGGGTTTTCTTCACTGTGACCAACTCTACTAACGACAGCGTTTTCAGGAGCTATATATCTCCCATTATTGTCTCTTGGTTTTGCAGTCTTTTTAGACTGGCTGTTCTTGTTGGGCATTGGAATCCATTTGTTGTGAGATAAGACCTGCTTCAGCCTGTTTCTTGGGGTCAAGTAACGGAGAACCTACAGCAGCACTACCAAGACTTCTAATTAATTCTTGTTGTTGTGCAGCTTGTTGTTCAGCAGCGATCTGTTCTCCTGATTTTACCAAATTCTCAGTTTCAATGCCAATACTGGTAGCTAGACGCTTAATAGCTTCGTCAAGATTTACATATTGTCTCATCACATCTCCACCTAAAGCTTGTGCCATGACTGTAATAAACTCAAGTAGCTTCTCTTTGTCTTGTCCTCTGCCTAATCCTTGTAAACCTGTAACGATTGAGATACCAACTATGTCGTCAGGTAACTTGGGAACCTTGCCTGACTTAACAAGTAGGTGCATACGTCTTCTTAGGTAGGGTAGCTGTAGTTCTGAAGACAAGATAGAGTAAATTCCACCAAGCGTTGATTCTAACTCTTGTGTTAGTAATTTTAATTCAGTACTTGTAACTCTTTCAGCGTCACGTTGTACTGCTTTAGCCATTAAGAAAGCATATTGTAATCTCTGTTCTATTCTTTGTACTGCTGTAAAAGATACTTGTAAATCTTGCCCTTTACCTACCTGCATAACAGATATGTCTTGAGCATTTCCTTCTCTTACTGCTCCGTTTGGTGCTTTGCTAAGTGTAGAAGCTCTTGTTGTACCATTAGGATTTACAAGAAAAACTGTTCGGGCAGACGCAGCAGCATTTTCTATTATTGCTTTCATCAATCCTTCAAGAGAAACCAAGTCTCCTCTATACTCTTCAACGTATCCCCTTCCGTAATGTTCTCCGCTAATTCTTGTCCATCTGAGATTTAAAAAAGGAGTGACATCTTCTTTAGCTCGACCTTCTGTATTGGGTATCTTTTCTCCTTTACATTCTTGATGCCAGTTAAAGTAGTTCTGATCTCTTTTAACGTATGTATATATATCTAAATCTTCTTCTAAAGTTTTATTTGTGTACTCTGCTTTTTGTTGTAGATTTTTTAAAAAGTCAGGAGGTAACGCTTTACCATTTATTGTTTCTTTAATAATAATTTCTAGCGTATTACCATTTGGGTCACGCTTACATACATATTTTTCTAAAGGATAAACTTGTAACCCTTGTTCTGTTAAATAAAGTAAAACATTTCCACCTACTATGAGATGCTTTAATGCTTCAAACATAGCAACTCTATCTGTAGATACTTCTATTTCTCTCATCAAAGCATTTTCAACTTTTCGTAATGCTTTATCTATTTCTGTTATTGCTTCTTTACCGCCTTCTTCTTGTGCAATTTTAATTGCATCTAAGACTAATTTAAAAAATGGAATGTTTGTAGGGAATAACCCTATCAAGATTTTTGAAGCAAGCGAGTTTGTACCTGCTGCTCCTATACCTTGAAAGGGTGTGCGTGTTTTACTTCTTCTTGAACCATTACCACCTGCTGCTTCAGGTATTAGATAAGGTAATGTGTACCTACTAGACTCCTGTCCTTCCTTTAAATAGGGAGATCGTTCAGTAGCGTACTGTTCATACAGTCCTGCTGCTGTAACTTCAGGAGAAGAATATTCCATGTTGTTAAATAGGTGTATTTAGATTACCTGATCTAGTAGTCTGGTTCTTTGATGCTAGTGGGATTCTTAATGAAGCAGTACCTTTTCTACCTGCATCTCTTGCAGCAGTCCTACCAATTTTCTGTCCTTTCTTTTTAGCAACAGTTCTTTGTTGTCCAGTTACTACTCCTTCAGCAGTCTTTTCAGCTTTAGGTGCTGTAGGTTCTGGGTCTGGTAATGGTGGGGGAGGTGGTGGGGCTGAGAAAACGCACATAATGTTTAGCTATAAAGTGATTTAGTAGAGTAAGGAGATGAAGTTTTAGAACTCCCCATTGAACTGTCAGGTGCTTTAAGACCTGCAATTCTGACGTTAGAAAACTCAGGGTCGCCTTTCTTAATCTTAATACCTTTCTCTTTTTTCTTCCTACGAAGTTTTAATTGGTCAGTAATCTTTTGTGTATCAAAAGGATTTTCAACACCTTCTTGCTCTCCTGTAACAACAGGAGGTGCATCTTTAAACTCAGGCTTGGGAGGAGGAGCAGGCATCTTAGGTCGAGAACCCATACACATAAGACTAATCCAAAACTTTTTCGGTCAACATAGTTTCACGTTGTCTCTTTTGTTGCTCAATTAAATAATCAACAACAAACCTTTGTCCTGCCCGATACCATACTTCCCTATCAGATAATGACAGGTCAGGGTGGCGGTTAGGAAAGACCTCATCTAGTCCTTGTATCAAGTCATCAGTAATTTGTGGTAACTTAACAGTCAAGAATAAGATTGAAACTATTAACATAGTAACTCTTAATCTGAAAATATAAATACTTTTGTATATATTTCATGCTACAATTTAATCAATGGGAGTGGTTACCCATTGGTAAAGCGTAGAAAACCCCTGAGACAAGTGACTCGTCTTGGGGGTTTTCTTATGGCTGCCAGAGTTTTACTTCCCCTGTTTTGTAATCATAGTCTCCTTCTCTAAGTATTCTTGTGAGTCTTGCGTTAAGTATTGCATCAGCCAGAGTGTAGCCTTTCTTTGTATATGTCTCTGCAACCTTAGACCACAGTGCATCTATTGTGTCAGGTGTATCTGCTAGTAACTTAGTAGCAGTTACCATGCCTGTACCTTTAACTCCTACTATTCCGTCTGTACTGTCTCCTGCTATAGACATTTCAAACCAGTGTCTATTAGCTTTCTTCTCTGTAATATGTTCTACTTCTTCAGCAGCTATTAGCTTGCAAGGTATAGTTCTCATATCTTTATCGACTGATACTATTATTGGATTCTTGTATTGTCCATTAGTAGCTAGTAATCCAAGTACGTCATCTCCTTCTAGGTTTGGATAAGATACACAGTCATATATTTTTTTACAGCTATTAATTACTGATCGCAAAGCTAGTGGTTTTCTTTTACCTATTCTATGTATTTTGTATTCTGGAAATATCTCATGTCTAAATGTTGGGTAAGAAGTAAAGCACATAATTATGTCATGCTTTTCTCCTGCTATGTTTTTAAATACATCTATCCTGCTATCAATCAGATTCATAATATCTCTTTCATCTGAATGTAGAGTATGTTCATGCTCAGTCCATCTTGTGTCTTGTTCACAAGCACAGCAAGAATTGTAGATCAACCAGTCTGCATCAATTAGTAAAGTCATAAGTCTCCAAATGTGTTTTCATAAACTACTAGCCGACCTGTCTTTTGGTCGTACAATAACTTATCTACTTCTCCTGTCATACCAGTATGTCTGGACTTCAATACCTTTAACTGTAGTCTCTGTCTTTCACTAGCATCTCCTACTTGGTTTCTTGATGCACCAAGTACCACATCTGATAACTGTACCAAAGAGTGAGAACCCCTTAGATCAGATACAGATATGTCTCTACCTTCTTCATGCCCTTGTCCTTGTGGTCTGCGTAGATGACTGACTACTATCAAAGCTATGTTCGTTGATTCACATAGACTTCTTAGCTTAGTCATTGTTACATCTATAGCTCTACGTTCATTGTCTAACTCAAGACCAGACATGACGATTGATATGTGATCTAAGATA